GTGGATGGTGAGAACAAATGGATTACTGGCCGTTTAGGATTTATTCCTGAACCAGCTGGTAAGACAAGAGTTTTCGCCATAGCTGATTACTGGAGTCAAACATCGTTAAAGGTTTTACAGATTTCTCTGTATAACACCCTAAGGTCAATAAGTACCGATGCCACTGCTAACCAAAATAAGGGGTTTCAAACCCTTATTGAGGAAGCATATGGTAAAAGTACCTATTGCTTTGATCTCTCAGCAGCATCTGATCGTATCCCTGCAGAAATGCAGAAATACAGATTAGAACTGTTAGGAGGCAAAGAATTAGGTGATGCCTGGCTTTCAGTAATGACGGATCGGGCCTTCCTAGTGAAAGCCACAGGTAGAAATTTGAGGTGGAAGGTAGGTCAGCCTTTAGGCTTACTATCTTCGTTCCCATCTTTCGCACTGTGGCACCACGATATCATTCAGTATGCCTATTTTCGATGTCGAAGACGTAGAGGTTATCCTCCACGTTTCTTCAAAGATTATAGGTTACTTGGTGATGATGTGGTAATTTTCAATAAGGAGGTAGCCGGTGAGTACCAATACCTGATTGAAGAGATATTCGATATTCGAATAAATCTTAAGAAATCAGTTATAGGCGACTCAAAGAATTCCCAAATAGAGTTTGCCAAAAGGCTTGCTCTAAGAGGAGTCGAAATGAGTTCCATCAAACATAATATATTGACGAAGTCTAGCTTACAGAATATGCTAGACCTAATCGATATTATGTATGAGAGGGACTTCATCGACGCAGATACCGGTCATTATGGCTGTTATCCATTCTTGAGTTCAAAAGAACAGACACTGTTTAACTTCATGGTTTGGGTAAGATCAAGCTGTGATGCTCCCTTTGAATTACAAGGGATGTCGTCACCTTGCTCGATACTACGTGAGGATTTTGAAAATATGTTAAAATCCAAACGTATCTCAAACCTTATGGAGAAAACAACTCTTATTGATAGTATTCTTGGGAGGATTCGTCCTCTTTCAGAATATTACTCTAAGAGGTCGCTACCCTATAATGAAAGGGCACTTGGCCTAGAACAACTAAATATAGATGGTCTAGAGCTTCACCCACTAGTGTGGGCCATTAATCAGACTGGTTTAGACCTTAGCATTACGCTATCGACTATCTGGGATGAACAATGTCCCGACGTGTCTCCTGTTGAGTATTTGCCAATCGTAAGTCCTAAGAGTTATTTCGAGACTCCCCGCAAAGGGAGCCAAGAATTTCTCTCAAAACTCATTCTTAGCGTCTTCAATGAGCTGAGTGATGAAACACAGCTAAAAGATGATAACTCCATACAAACCCATCCCGACTACGGTCGAGGGGGATTTGATCAGGGATAGAATATGATCAGATCATGCCGAAAGGCTGAGTAATAGAAGCGAG